GTGAACTTGAAGGGGTCAGGGCTCAATGGGTACACAAGATTTTGGCCAAAGAATTTAGGGAGAAGCGTATGGGCTACCTCGTTTCGGAACAGTTCACCGATGAACACTCCAAACAGTTGGGGAGGCAGCTCACTAATGCAGCCGAGCGCTTTGAAACTATCTACCCGCGGCACCGAGCTTCAGATACAGTAACTTTTATTATGGCCGTGCGTAAGAGACTGAGGTTTTCCTGTCCCATGAAAGAAGCAGCGAAATTGCAGCAAGCTATGCCTTATGGGCCTTTCTTACTGAAGGAGTTCCTGAGCCGCGTGCCGCTGAAGCCAGCGCACAATCCTCAAATGATGGAAATGGCCAAGTTTGAATTTGAGGAGAAAAAAACTAGCAAAAGCGCGGCCACAATTGAGAATCACAGCAATAGATCTTGCAAAGATTGGTTAGCGGATGTGGGCTTGGTTTTTTCTAAATCGCAGTTATGCACAAAATTTGACAATCGCCTCCGCGACGCCAAAGCTGCACAAACCATCGTGTGCTTCCAGCACTCAGTACTCTGTCGGTTCGCTCCATACATGAGGTATATCGAAAAGAAGTTACATGAGGCGCTACCGGAAAAGTACTACATACATTCAGGCAAAGGGTTGGGCGAGTTAGACGCTTGGGTCAGACGTGGATCATTTGGGGCCTTGTGCACCGAATCAGATTATGAGGCCTTCGATGCTAGTCAAGATCAGTACATCATGGCTTTTGAACTGTGCCTCATGCGTTACCTTGGATTGCCGAATGATCTCATAGAAGACTACAGGTACATCAAGACACATCTGGGCTCTAAACTTGGCAACTTCTCCATCATGAGATTCTCTGGCGAGGCCAGCACATTCTTATTCAACACCATGGCCAACATGCTTTTCACGTTCCTACAGTACAAACTCAAAGGGGATGAGCGTATTTGCTTCGCAGGGGATGATATGTGTTCCAATAAGAAACTGCACAAGTCAGTTGAGCATTCGGGCTTCTTGAACAAGTTGAAGTTGAAAGCGAAGGTTTGTCATACCAACAATCCCACTTTCTGCGGTTGGAATCTCTGCCCTGATGGAATTTTTAAGAAACCCCAGCTGGTCCTGGAACGAATGTGTATTGCTAAGGAGACTAACAATCTGGTGAATTGTATTGACAATTATGCTATTGAGGTCTCTTATGCGTACCTAATGGGGGAGCGGGCGCGAGAGCGCATGAGCGAGGAAGAAGTGGATGCTTTTTACAATTGCGTGCGCATCATCATTAAAAATAAGCATCTGCTGAAGTCTGATGTAAGGCAGATCTACGAGACGAGTATTGATTGATAGCTTAGGTTTTAGCTGTAGGATTGTAGATGGATGTGCTAGTTAAATATTTAGATAAATACAAGTTTAGACGTGTACGTAGTGATCTTAGCATTCCAGTTGTAATTCATTCTGTTCCAGGCGCCGGCAAATCTAGTGTGATTAGGGATATTATTAGAGCTGATAGACGCTTTGAAGCTTGTACGTACGGCAAGGCTGATCAACCTCACATCACGGGCAAGTGGATCCAGAGCGCTTCGACGTTCGAACCCGTTTGTAGTTTCACCTTGGTGGACGAATACCTTGAAGCAGCTGAACCACTCAAAGCTTTTGCCCTCTTTGCCGATCCGATACAGGGAGGTCCCGGGAAAGTTCTGGCCCCGCATTTTATCAAGACAGAAAGCCATCGGTTTGGACGATGCACAGCCCAGCTTTTGCGTGAACTGAATTTCGATATCACAGCTGAGGGCGAGGATCTTGTGCAAGTGCGGGGTATTTACGAGGTAGACCCTCGCGACACTATCATTTTCTTCGAGAAGGAAGTGGGAGATTTACTTAGCGCACACGGGCTCCTTTGTTATTGCATTGACGAGGTTCGCGGTCAAACTTTTGAGAGTGTCACTTTCGCAACTTCCGAGAGCAAGCCTTTGCTTGATCCGGCAAGGGCATTTCAGTGCTTAACGAGGCATAGGAGATCATTACTAATTCTCAATCCAGATGCCACTTACTCCGCCGCCTAACTACACCCAGACATACCTTGCTGTTGCTTTAGGCCTTTCTGCGGCCGTGCTTGTTGGGCTTCTTACCCGCGCCACGCTTCCGCACGTTGGGGATTTGCAACACAGTTTGCCGCACGGTGGAAAGTATAGAGACGGGACTAAATCAGTGGATTATTGCTCTCCGAAGAAATTGAATTCTGTGGAAAGTAGGGTCGTGGGGTCGTGGTTGGCTTGGCCTCTTGTTATATTGCTTGTCTGTGTAATTTTGCTACGTAGTTACCGCGCACCTGGATGCGTCACATGTGGAGCACGGCATTGAATGTCTGCCTAGGTTTCGTGGTCTTCTCAATAGCACTTTACTTTCTCTATCCTGCCGACGTTCGACAGTGCACCATAATTCTTACAGGGGAGTCCATACGGCTGATTGGTTGTGATCTAACACCAGAGCACATCACAGCTGTGGCAAATTTAAAGGTACTTAGTGCGCCTTTAGGTGTACAGGCTTGTAATTGATTCATAGTAACAAGTGTGAGAATGCCGCCAAAAGAGAATCCAATTCTGGCCAGACAGGGTGAGGGTTCGACGACTAGAACTGGGGATGAAGAATCTACTGCGGAACAGCAACCGCCTGCTTATGGGCCACAGCGGAGGCCGGCACAACAGAGAGCTGAG